ATGGACAAAATCGAAGCATTTATCCGTAACGTACTCTCTGCCTGGACATTACTACTATTTATTCAAAAAGCGGCATCCATATTATTCACCAAAAAAACTGTTAAAAAAAGCGCAGTTTTATGCTGTGCTTATGGTGTATTAGGGGTAGTTATACGAAGTTGGTTTTCTTATAATATTATATTTATTTTCACCTTGGCTCTACTGGTTTTTGCCACAATGAAAACTTGTTGCCGTCAGTGGCTCCAATCTATTTGTTTTTCAGTAGTTATTTTATGTATTTGGCTTATCATGCTGCTTATGTGGACGTGTGTTGGGGCATGTATTCAATTTTTGCTGAAAAGTTCAAAAGATACAGTGCCATTTTTTCTGTCGCTGCCGTTCTTGCTTTTAGAAATTTGGGTAGCCTATAAATTTATCCCTTTTAAACAAGTGATCAACTCATTCGCCAATAAATATAATAGATGTATTATTTTGCTTTTAAGCAGCGCACTTTTGTGTTGCTATTTTGGAATAAGAGCGCTGGGAATAAAAGGGGTTTACACCGCGGTTCCGCTTTTCTTTTTGGCTTTTATATTAATTACTCCTGGGTTAATCCTGATTGTGAAAACAAATCATATGGCGGAGCAGGAGACCCGCCGCCTCGCCAAGGAAAACCACGATTACAAAAAATACATTCCCGCACTCACAGCGGCTTTCAACAATGAAGAAAATATGCCCTCCGAAAACACCAGCGCCTTACAGTATGAACTTGCGCTCCTGCAGGAAGAAGCGCACCGTAATACCTCCAGTACTGCCATTGAGGCCCAGGCCTATCCCCCCACAGGGCTTATTCTTCTGGATGTCCTATTGGAAAGGAAAGCCAAGGAATGCCGGGAGAATCATATTTTATTCTCCGGCTGCGTGTTGGAGTCTCCACGTTTTCTGCTCCACCATCATAATATAGACTTGCAGCCCCTGCTGGCAATCATCGCCAACCTGATGGACAACGCTATCCGCGCCGTGAACCAGCCCTGCGTAAAAGAAAAGATGATCCTGCTCCATTTCGGACAAGCTGCCGGACGGATATATCAAATTACAATCGCTGACAGCGGGATGCCTTTTACGCTCAGCACGCTTGAAAATCTGGGCGCAGTTGGAAATACCACCGGCGGCAGTGGATATGGAATCGCTTCCATCATAGAAACTTGTCAAAAAGCCCATGCATCTGTCAAACTTACAGAATATGGCGAACAGGTCACAAAGTTTTCAAAAAAGATATGCATCAGTTTCTCGGGACAATTCAGAATAGAAATTATCTCTCCCCGTTGGAAAGAGCTCCACCCTAAATACGAATACATCACGATTGTCGAACCATAAAAAAACGCTTGCCGCGTGATCCGCTGACTGAAGCCGTCATTTCTCCCACAGATGGATACAGCCAGCGTTTCATATTCTCCCGCCTCTGTCCGCTATCCACGGACAGGGGCGGTACTTTTAGGAAAGCCAAAAATGCCCCCCGGCTATGAATTAAAATCTCCTGAACCGGGGGGCTTTCGTCATATATTATTCAGTTTTCGCCGCGCCCAACGCCTGCAGCTTCTTCACAAGGTCGCTCACATAATTCGCGCCTCGACTGGCAAAGACGCCCGTAAGCGCAATGCCAATCCATGCCACGTTGAAATTCACACCCAGCGCGGCATAGAAGTCCGCTCCAACACCAAAGCATAGCAGCACGCCCAGCGCAACGGCCCCCGCCTGCGTGGCGGCGGTTTTCCACTGCTTTTCGATGATTGCTTTGCCGAAGGTCTTGGCGTATTCGATCAGCGCCTCCACCGTTACGGCCATCATAAGTATAAGTACGATCATGTTCATGTTATTTACCCTCCATCAATTTTTCCAAATCGCTGATGCGGTGGTTCGCTACCTTGATCTGTTCCTCCACAACAGGCATGCGCCGGGCAAAGCCGTTGTGCTCCCGCACTTCCCGCGTCAGCTCGTCCAGCTTTGTGTCCGTCACGGCCTGCGCTGTGGTGATTTTGTTCTCTGTGCGCCGGGCGGCCGCCGTATTGGTAATCACTACGCCAACCAGGGACAGCAGGCCCGTGATAAGCGCGACGATGATGTTCTCCATCGCCTTACACCCCCAACGCAGTTTTGGCCGATTCAATACGCTGCAGGTATACCCCCGCCTGCTGCTCGGCTCTCTGCGCACGCTGTGTGGCTGTGTCGCGCTCTTTTGTAAGCTGCGCAACCTGCGCTTCCAGCTCGGATGTGTCTTCGCCGCCACCCTGCGTCACGCATGCCGCGAACGCGTCGCCCGGGGAGAGCGTCACCAGACGGCAGCGGTCGGCCAGCACGGCGGCGTAACGCTGCACTCCCGCCACGAAGATGCGAACCCAGCTGTACCCGCCGGAGCTGCCCACCTCGGCCTGCACCGGGTAGCACACTCCCTCGGTCAGCTTTCCGCCGTTATAGTGCTTGTCCACCGCATTCACATCGGGCGCGGTGAACACCTCACATTTGCCGCTCGTCACTTCCAGAAACTTCATGTCGCTGTCCTCCGTTTCGTCGATTGCTTCACCGTATGTACCCACGGCGTTGGGGTGCCCGGTGTATGCCGTTGGGTCAAGCCCCGCCCCGGCGGCTGTAGCCCGCACCTCGAAATGGCAGTGCGCAAAGGGCGGGCTTGCCAGCGCCGCGTTGCCCGTGCTGCCCATCACCGCCAGCGCGTCGCCGCTTTTCACCCGCTGGCCCACGGATACCAGATTCCGCGCGTTGTGGCAGAAATACAGGCAGTTCACCGCGTCCGGCGTCTGGCCCGCGTCCAGCTCCACGCACACGTACCAGCCCCATTCCCACGTTTTGCTGCCCGTGGACCTGTCCACCTTGCGGGCCGTAACGACCCGCCCGGAAATGCTTTTGCCCTTGTAATCGGGCATCCGGATGGTGGTGCTGTCCAGCCCCTCCTCGTCGCTGCCGCCATGCCAGCCCTTGCCGTTGTTCCGGGTATAGCCCCACCGGCTGTACCCGTACCGCACCCGCACGCGGCCCTTAAAAATCGCCATGTGTCATGCCTCCCCGGTGATTTCTTTGTACTGTGCCTCCGTGATAACTCCTTTGATGACGGCCTGCCGCACCTGCGCGGCGCTCCACAGGCCCATGTCGTACCATTTTTTAATGTTGTCGTACATGCTTAACCCTCCAATAGAGTGTCCGTCATCATAGCAGTATAGGCCACCTGTGCTTGCACCCGGTCAAGCGGCGTCGGCTCCGGCGCGGGCCGCGCGGCGATCTCTGCCGCTTTCTCCGCATCTGTGCGCTCTACGGGTGCGCCGTCTGCCAGCTTGTAGTTCGCGCAGCCATCCGGCCCGGACAATGGTAGCGGGAAATAGTTTCCTTGGGCGTGATGGTATTTGTCGCTGTAGCCCTCATCAATAGCCGTCCAGCCCTCCGTGTCGGACAGAAACGTGCTACTGTTTATCTCCACAATGCTGTCTGCGGCATCTGTGCGGACATATACGGTATATTTATCTTCCATGATATTTTCACCCCTTTACAGGTCTGCTGAAAATGTAATTTTGTCATTATAAAAAGCGTACAAAGGGCCAATGTAGGTTCCACCGGCAATAGTGCTCATGGTTAAATTTAATGTATTTCCATTCAGAGAGCCTACGGACGAAACAGTCGCATTTTTATCCATACCGTTAAATCGTATAGTCCATTCGCTAGGTGCGCTCACAGTAGGAGTAACCCTCATAACTTGAGGAAGAATTACATTCACGTATGTTCCTGCACCAGTATGTTGTTGCCCAAATGTTCTAACAGAAGACACTTGGTAATAGTATCTCAAGCATTCCGACAGCTCCGCCCCGTATCCCTTAGGCACATACGGCGTGGCCACGCTGCCTTTTTCAAGTTTCAACCAGTCGATAATAATACTGCCGGATTCGATGGCGATTTCAAAAAATGCGCTCGCATCATCTCCCACAACGAAATAAAACAATCCCATGTCATACGCTACTGCACTATCTGTAAGCGTGATTGTCTTGCTATACACCGTACCGTCGATTTTAGCAGATATCGTTACGATATCCCCTACTGAGACGGTTGTTGTACGTTGCATTAACAGGCAAGCATTCAATCCGGCGATGCTCACCGCGTTACCAGAACTATAAGTGAGCGTGTGTTCACTAACTTTATACGCACCCCACATTTTCCAACGGTCAATGGTATATATACCGGTACCAGTGTAACTGGTTGCACCACGTTGGTTCACCGGATTCGTGAAATCGCTGTTGTCCAGCAGGTTCGGATACACCGCACCGTTCACCAGCTTATTCACCTGGTTGATATCCTCCGCGCCCCAAGTATCGCCGACCTGCTGATATTGGGTAATATCCTCAACGGATGACGAGCCATCGGAATTGGCCGTAATTTTATACTTGCGGCCCCCGGACGGCGGGATGTAATCCTTGTAATCCGTTTTCAACGCCATCAAAATGCACTTCCTTTCAGTTCAAATGCCAGCTTCGGCAGGCACGCAAATTGCCGTTCAAATTGCTCAAAAAGCAGCAGGCATGTGTTCTCGATGCGGTTCCAGTCGTCGGCCCCAGGCGGCGGCTGGTTGCCGCGCCACTGCTTTACAGGCATCATGTCAGGCGGCCGGAATGTATTCGCTGCAATGGCTTCCAGGTTTGCGTCCAGTGCGTCGATGGTGGAGGCATATCCATAGCTCTCCACCGTTACAGCCACCATGCCCCGCAGGGTAAAACCGCCATACAGAAAATACGCATACTCCCGCAGGTATTCGATATTTTGCTTGATACGGTCGTAGTCCTCTACATTGAAGAAGTCTCCCGTATATTCCCCCTCAGAATCGTACTGAATCGTCCATGCGGTGTAGGGCGTCAACATGCGGTGCGTGAGCGTCACCTCAACCTCCCCGCCCGTCATGACGGTGAGCGGCCCGGCGGCGTTGTCAATGTCCAACGGGTCGGTGGCGTAGGTTTCGGGAGTAGCGAGCTGGTAAGCAATCTGTACAGGCGTTCCTGCGGCCTTTTGGGCGGCGAGGTAAGCATTCAACTCAGTTGTTGACGTGATGTCGCTGTCGATAAGGCCGAATATGATATCCTTTATTGGGTTATTGGAAGCATAAACATACCCCCAATTAAGATTCTTATGCTCTGTCTTTGCATTGCTACAAATAACACCCTCACTCTTTTTGATGATATCGCTGGAATTAAAAACCCCATATGGACGCCCATCGTTTGGACTATAAACAGCTCGTACATTTTCTCCATCCAGCTCTACAAACCCCGTCTGGTACTCCGTCAAGCACACGTCCAGCCCGTTCGTACCGTCGTAGGCGGTGCTTTGATAGTAGACGGTGAGGGGGTGTGCCGAAAGGTAAGTTCTTGCCGTCTCCACCGATGTAACATCTGGATATTCAGATGTTTTGAAGGACAGCCTAATTCTTCTGTTTGAATCTACTGAAATACCTGAATATTTTTTTGAATAGACCTCTTCGATAGCGTAAGCCTTTAAGTAGCTAGATTTAATACTCCCTACAATGCTCGTAGATTCAGGAATAACCGCATCAGATTCGGTAGCAATTTGAATCCATCCATCAATGATATTTGTTTGGATAAATACTTCATCTGAGCTTCCATCCAACACAACCCGCTTATCATAGACGCTCTTCACCCTCGTCTGGCACACGTCCCTCACGTCGCCAACTTCATGCAGCGGGCGCGGAATCGGCAGCTCGGTAACATCATCGTTTACCGTCACCGACGATATACCCGTGAGCGCCACAGGAGCCTCCGTAGTCCCGCCCTGTGCGTTCTCGCCGTAGGCAGTTATGGACGCGATCTCCCAGTTCTGCCCGTCCGCTATTTGCACCGTGCTCCCGGACAGTTCTTTTGTTTTAATCGGCGGCTGCTTCATTCACGCCACGCTCCTTCCGTATCGTCATCGTCCCGCGAAACGCGCCGCTGAAGCGCGTCTCGATGCTCTCAACAACGCCCCATGTGCCATCCTCCAGCGGCAGCACGTCCAGCACGTCATACTGCGGGTCGCCGCGTGTCTCCAGCGTTGTCACCACACGGGCCGCGTAATATTCCCGGATCTGGTTCAGAAACCCGGGCCAGTTTGCGTCCACCCAGTGCACGAGCACCGGGTTCTCCCAGTCGAACGTTTCCCCGCGCGGATTCGCATCCAGCCTGCGTTCCAGTGTCGTCAGGTTGTACCCGTTGCTCCAGATGG